ATAACTATGAAAATAAGGAACTAGCATATGGCATTAGTATCACCAGGCGTAGAAGTAAGTGTAGTAGACGAAAGCACTTATTCTTCATCCGCAGCGTCAACCGTTCCTCTTGTCGTCGTGGCAACAGCTTCTAACAAAACTGCTCCAAGTGGAGCAGTAGCAACAGGAACGCTAGCTGCGAACGCAGGAGACCTATATATTTTAACTAGTCAAAGAGATGCGGTAAATTTCTTTGGTACTCCGTCTTTTTATACCGACACAAGCAACAATCCAATTCACGGATATGAGCTTAACGAATATGGACTACAATCTGTCTATAGTTTGCTAGGAACAACCAGTCGTGCTTATGTTATTAGAGCAAACATTGATTTAGGACAACTAGTTGGTTTGTCGTCAAGACCACAAGCTGACCCAGCAGACATGACATATTGGTTAAATATCAAAGAATCGAGCTTTGGTGTGTTTGAATGGAATAGCACAACACAAAAATTCACAACAGTACCTATTATTAAGATCGAATCAACAGATGATCTTTCTGGCGGTGTTCCAAAAGACAGCCTCGGGGCAATTGGTAGTTATGCAGTTGTTGGAACAAACAGATCATTGCCGTTGTATAAAAAAGACAATACCAACACTTGGGTATTGGTCGGTAGCACAAATTGGATGAATAGTACCCCAACAATTATATCTAGTAACGTTTCACCAACAGTTACAGCAGCCGAATCTATTCGCATTAACACTACAGTTGTTACAATGACTGGTACATCTGTAACTCAAGTTGCTGCAGACATCAATACCGCAGCAATCACAGGCGTTACAGCAAGCGTTTACCAAAATCGTTTAAATATATTTGCCGATAGCACAGCAACCAGTGACGGTAGCACAGCTGATGGCGCAATTGCTATTGCCAATGATAGCGGTACACCACTAACAGATCTTGGTATTACTGCTGGCACATACTATCGTCCAGCGGTACAACAAAGTGCGCATACTAGTGTTCCAGAATGGAAATCAACTGATACATCACCACGTCCAGCAGGCAGTATCTGGGTCAAAACAACCGCAGCAAACGGCGGCGCAAGTTTTGATCTTAAAAGATATGATGCACTTAAAGGTGTGTGGAGCAAAGTAACAGCACCAATATATGAAAATGACCAATCAGCAATTTTTGCTCTTGACAAAACAGGTGGCGGAAAAAATATTGGTATTAACAGTACTTACATCCAGTATGACGTTAGCGAAAACAACACAGTAACATACAAAGTGTTCGATAGAGCTGCTAGCGGAGCAACAACAGTAACAGGTTCAGTCGAAGGCGCTACATTTACAGCAGCCGAAACATTTACTATATCTGCAAGCGCAACTGGGGTAGCAACACTAACATCACCAGTAACAGTAACCCTGTCAGGTACAACACCAGCTTCGTTGGTAGCTGATGTACTAGCAGCAAACGTACTGAATGTAAGTGCTAGCGTTGGTCCAGACAGCGAAATTAGAAATATACATGACCAAGGCGGTGTGATTGTTCTCAAAGACACAAGCGGAACACCACTAGCAGATGCTGGTATTACATCGTCGAGTGTTTATGCCAGAGCAGGCAACAACAGCGACATTATTGTTAGCAACTGGGAAGTTACAGCACCAACTGTACTTGATAGCGCACCGGGCGTTGACCCTGCTACTGGTACAAAATGGTACTGGGGTGTAGCTGGCGAAGTTGACATCATGGTACATAACGGCACAAACTGGAAAGGTTACCAGAATGTAACTAGCGATAGTCGAGGTTATGATCATTCAAACACTGATCCAGCTGGTCCAATTGTTAGTCCATCTGAACCAACACAACAGTCAGACAAATCAGCACTAGTATATGGTGATATTTGGCTTGACAGTAGTGACCTTGAAAACTATCCAAAACTTTATAGATACGAATCTACAAACAAATGGGTAGAATTAAGCAACGCAGACCAAACAACTGAAAACGGCGTATTGTTTGCTGATGCTCGCTTTATGGGCAACGGAACAGATGATGTCAATGACATTAGAATTCCAAGCATCAAAAGTTTACTAACAAGCGATTACTTAGATCTAGACGCTCCAAACCCAAGTCTTTACCCACGTGGTATGCTACTAATTAACACTAGACGCAGTAGCTTTAATGTTAAAGAGTTTAGAGCTAATTACTTTAATAGCACAACTTTTGCCGGCGAAGTTCTTCCAACAGAAACAAATGCATGGGTATCTGTGAGCGGCGCTAGAGAAAATGGACATGGTTACTTTGGGCGTAAAGCACAAAGAGCAATTATTTCAGCAGCAATGAAATCAGCAATCGATACTAACACTGACATCCGTGAAGAGCAGCGTGAGTATAACTTGATTGCGTCACCAGGCTATCCAGAACTAATTCCAAACATGGTTCAGCTAAACAACGACCGTAGACAAACAGCATTTGTTGTTGGCGATAGCCCAATGCGTGTTGCTAGCGAAGGCACTGAGTTGTTGAACTATTTGTCAAATACTGACTTAAACGGCACCGACGGCGAAGATTCATTAGTAACATCAGATCCGTATGTAGGTGTTTGGTACCCATCAGTACTAGGCAATGACCTAAATGGTAACAGTGTAGCACTTCCGGCAAGTTACAGTGTATTGCGCATGATGATACGCAATGACCAAGTTGGCTTCCCATGGTTCGCACCAGCAGGTACAAGACGTGGTAGCATCGACAATGCGACCAGACTAGGTTACTTGAATAGTAGCAATGAGTTTGTATCAATTGGTGTCCGCGAAGGTGTAAGAGATACACTATACGAAAATCGTGTTAACCCGCTGATTCAAACACCACAAGCTGGTATTGTTGCTTTTGGTCAAAAGACTAGAGCATCAGGTGTTAGTGCGTTGGATAGAATCAATGTTGCTAGACTAGCAGCATACTTGAGAAACCAATTAGACAAAACAGCTCGTAACTTCTTGTTTGAGCCAAATGATGCAATTACACGTAATGAGATCAAAGGTGCTATTGAATCACTATGTAACGATCTAGTTGCTAAACGTGCGCTATATGACTATTTGGTTGTGTGTGACGAATCAAACAACACACCAGAGCGTATTGACAGAAACGAATTGTATGTAGACATTGCTATCGAGCCAGTCAAGGCAGTTGAGTTTATCTACATTCCATTAAGAATTAAGAGTACTGGGGAAATTGCTTCCGGCAATGCTTAATTAACAAAAACAAAACAAAGAACCCCCCGTAAGGGGGGTTTTTTAATGGAATTTTTTCCATATATGGTAATTTTTAGTTAAAATTCACCAATCATTATAGATAAATATTATTATAAATTTATTAGGAGAAATCAAAAATGGCAGTCGCAAGTTTGACTAGATTTACTGTTCCTGTTGCTAGTGACCAAAGCGCAACTTCGCAGGGATTATTAATGCCAAAACTAGGATATCGCTTTAGAGTGATGTTCGAGAACTTCGGTGTTACAACCCCAAGAACAGAACTTACAAAACAAGTCGTTGACTTTACAAGACCAGAAGTTAGTTTTGATGACATTACAATCGATGTTTACAACAGCCGTATCAGAATGGCAGGTAAGCATACATGGAGCGATATAACAGTCAACATTCGCGATGATGCTCTAGGTAGTGTAGCTAGACTCATTGGTGAGCAAATGCAAAAACAATACGACTTCTACGAGCAGTCCAGCGCAGCATCGGGTATTGATTACAAATTCACTACACGTTGCGAAATGCTAGACGGTGGTAATGGAGCAGACGCAGCCAAGGTATTAGAAACTTGGGAAATATACGGTTGCTTTATCCAAACTGTGAACTATAACCAGGTACAGTACTCGAGCAGTGATCCAATGCAAATCTCGCTAACACTAAGATTTGACAACGCACTACAAAAAATTGACGAAGGCTTCATTGGCGAAGGCATCGAACGTACCACTGGTACAAACACAACTGGCTAATAGCTAAGGGACATAAATGGCGCAACTAAGCAACAACAGTGCCGGCGCAGAATTAACGCAGCGTGATGCAAATCACGCTGCTAAAACTTTTACTAGTGAACCTGGCTACACAAACGCACCTTACTCCGGATTTCTCTTTCATGTTAACGTTGTTTTTAACAATGTTGCTCCAAGCAGTATTGACAAAAAAACAGTAAGCATGTTAATCAAAGCGTCTGATTTACCAGAAGTACAGTTTGAAACTGAAACATATAACCAATACAACAGAAAAAGAATTGTTAACAAGAGAGTTATATATCAACCTATTAAGTTGACGTTTCATGATGATGTTGCTAACAATGTAAGAAACATGTGGATTGCTTATAATCAGCATTATAATGCCGACAGCGCACACATTACTAATGCTGCCTGGAAATACGATAACGTATATCGTAGTGAAGGTTTTGGCAGAGCATATGGGTTAGATGTAAACACAGTAACTCCATTCCTTGACAAGATTGAAATTCACAGTATGGGCAATCACCGATACAGTAAAATGACATTGGTTAATCCAATTATCAATAGTGCTGCATTTGATGACCACAACTATTCCGAAGGCGCTAAAATAATGGAAACAACCTTTAATGTTGAATATGAAAACATCATATACAGCACTGGAGGTACAGATCAAATATCAAACTTTGGTAAAAACAATCCAGAGCATTATGACTTAAACGCTAGTCCGCTTGGTGTTGACCGAACTAGTTTCTTAGAAGCATTACTTGACACACCAATTAACATTGCTGACTTATTGGGCAGTTTTATCAAAGACCAAGTTGGCATAGATACACAAGCTGGACGAGTGCGTGGCAATAACAACAATGGTTCTGCTTATGATATAATTAAATCAGCTACTAGCGGAAGCTCTAATAACAATAACAATGGGCAGTTTGTCTTCCCAGAAGTACCGGCTGTGGTAGAAACTAATACAACAGTAGCAACTCAGGGCGGTGCTATTACAGGTAGTAGTAATTCTACTAGTAACGGAGGAAATGTTTCCACAATTATTACTCCAGCAGTTACAGCAGACACTCCTGTGTCTGAATTAACCGAAACTCAGCAAACTGATGCTAGTATAAATGTTACTGACGTAGGTAGAAATCCAACATCTAGTGCGATGAGTGCTTATTTGAATAGTGCTATACCTAATAGTAATTTTATAATCACACAAGTACAACAGCCTGTTACCAATGGCAAGGTATTTTTAGACTTACAAACAAGTCAAATAAGTAAATCGT